CGCGGCCAAAAGTCTTTGTGAAAGACTATGATCGTGTCACCACTCGCCGTAATTGTAAGCTCTTTTGCTTGAGCCAGTGACCAAGGCTGACTAGTAAGCGTCTGCAACAACGTACCTGACGCATTAAAAATGAGCAGCTTGGTATTTTGAAAACCCAAAACATAGTCTTGCCCTTCTGTGAATGAATATTCGTGAAGAATTGTGGAAGCGCCCAGATTAGCACGGTACAATGTCCCTGGCCGACGACGCGCACCACCTTGGGCATATAACGCAACATTTCGCGCCTTTTTTCCTGCCTTAAAATATGCCTTAAGATCGGAACGCATACGCATCAACGGGTCGAGTTCCCCGCTGCTAAACGAGGTTTGCAGAGTCCTCAGATTGCTATTCGTGGCGCTGGACATTAGCGCCTCCGAATATTCGTCAGCGTAGACGTTCGGAGGTTACGCGCTGTTTGTGAGGACGAGTCAGCCCATCGGGCATTTCGGTAAGCGAGTTCGGCTGCATTAACATAATGAGTTGCCAATTCACCTTTCTGCGCCAGCGAACCAGCAAACATTGCCGCCAGGTCAAACATGACAGCTTTGGTAAAATAAGACGGCCAATAGATGACATCTACCTTGTAGGTATAGTCTGCCGTAACAACATCATCGGCTGTTGTGTTCGCATAAATTTTGTCTTCATAACGATCATATTGGATAGGCTTATCCATAATCGTTAGGCCATGCAGAAGCAGGATTTTCGGTGCAGTTGGCATTTGATACGCCGAGTCCCAGCGTGATTCCGGCGTATTCGTCAGCATAATGAGCGTTTGCTGGCCGGTGGAGAAACGCCAGCGAGTGCGCGTTAGCGCGGCCTCAACAATCGGCTCGTAAAGATTTTTAGCGACCTTGGCTTCATTCGACGCTTCATCGAAAGATGCAATCTCGTTTGCGCCAATCAGGTTTAACGCTCTGGATGCAATGGTAACGTCGGTGACAGCCATAAGATACCTTTACAGAGAAGCAGAAGGGGGAGCGGCCCGAGGATGAAACACCACCCCCCCTTCAAGACCCCTAGTCGGAGTCCGTCTCAGCAACAGCAGTACCATCGGAAACATCGACAGTAGTGCCGTCATTCGAGAGGACAGTAACGAAGCTAGTCGTCGGCGCATTCGTATCCGTGACAATTATCAAATCACGAACCTTCAGCATATTGACTGCATCGCCAGTGAAGTAGGCTGCTGTGTTGACCGTAGCGATGGCATCAGTGGTTGTGTAATGCCACATGCTCCATCCGCCAGAAGTCGCCAGCATCCCTAGTCCTGAAGAAGCGTAAGCCATGTTATGTACTCCTTCCGTCTATTCGTTGATAGAGCATTCAATGATGCCGTCTGCATCAATGAGTACGCTACCTTGCGACATTTTGTTGACGACAAGCCAAGCCTGCTTGCGACCATCCCAGGAAACGTCCTGCGCAACGTCTTTACCGATCCCGTGACCCATTGCGGTCGTGTGATAAGCAAACGTCTTGCGGGTGCTGCCCGAAATGTCCAAGCCAGAAAAGGCGAAGAAAAGGAAGCCATGCCAGCGCTTTGCTACCATGCCGCCTTTATAAGGAAGCCCGTCTTCACCAACGTAATCGGCACTGGCAAACTCAGTAATGTCCATCAGATCAGACCAAGCCGCATGGGATACGACCCAAAAACGGTTGTTGTCATCAGGAACATCATTGTTACCAAGCGTTTCAAACGCGGTGTGTACTTTGGCTTTGGTAAGGCCCGCGCTACCGTGTGCGATAGTGCTAGTAGTTCCGTCCATTGCCGTAGTAATCAACGAGTCGGTCTTGCGGCCCAAGGCAGCTGCGCCAGCTTGTGCGGCAAGGTTCTTCTCATCGATGTTGAGCTTCAGCATATCGAGATCATCAATATACTCGGCTGCGTAGTGATCCGTCATGGAGCAGTCAACGGTTGTGTGACTGACGTTCATGAGCGGGACGTCGCCATGGCGTGACTTGGTGGAAGCCGTACCTTTTCCATATTTCTGAAAACGTACATCTTCACCTTGAACGGCCACTTTGCGACGGATCGTATTCCGCAGTTTGGTTCCCATGCGCTGATAAGCAACATGCACATCGGACTCAAACTGACGGATAAAGGCTGTTGAGACTGACGTACTCATAACCATTACTCCGTAAAAAGTTGAACCAAAACTATCGGTTAGACCTTTTTCCGGAGTCGATGCGGTTATGCCTTGCGGGGCCGCGCACCGGATGCAGGGGCCGAATATTCCCTTTTATGGTTCGCCTATGGCGAACTCGGCAATTCACAAAAAACTAGGGGTCGGGATAAAGGCGCGAAAAACCCGCGTTTACCTTTTCCACAAAGTCATAATCATAGTGCGCAGGGTCATGGTATTTCGGGTCTTTCTGCATTTCTTTTAGCTGCGCCAAGGACAAGGCTTGTGTGCCGTCGCCGCCATTTGACGGGATAAATGCCGGTTCATTGGCAAGGCCCATAACTTCCTCCAGGGCAACGATGCTTTCGGATGTTTGAGCAAATGCCTGTAGCGCCTGATAGGTTTCCGGTGAGAACGTCTTTTCTGCCCACTTGGCAACATGGTCGGCACGGTCTGACCCGTTTTCGCCTAACTTTTCCAGTTCCGCCGCATGGTCAGGCATCGCACCCATCTGTGCTTCCAGATAAGCCGCTATGCCTTTGTTAAAGTCATCTTGACCAAACCCAAGCTCATGCGCGGTTTCCTTCCAGAAGTTTAACAAAGGGTCTTCTTCGTTAAACTCGTAGGAACCGTCTTCGCCCAGCATTTCTTGGATATTCTCTGGCACCGTCAGTTCGTAATCGTTTGCCGTTTCCGGACGATCAGCGACGGACTGCGCTTCGATCTCAGCCATAATTTCGCTACGCATCGTGTCGGAACGAGCGCGGCCTTTCTTCTCAATCTCTGAGTAGGACTTGAAAGCGTCTTCCAGGCGCACTTCGCCTGTGTCCGTGTTCCAGAACTTCTCTGGCACAAAATCAGGACGGCTGGCTATTTCCGCCGCGCCACTAGTTTGTGCTTCGCCGCCTTCTGCTGAGGCAGCTGCTTCACCTTCACTCATCCTCTTCGCTCCTTAACCGCTGTTTCATGCCATTTGTTAATCAAGCCAACGATGTACCGCTGACCTTCCAAGTGACGCAGATGTGCGTCGGATACTTCCGGCCCAGCTGCGACATTCGTTGTGATAGACCGTAGGTAATCGATGACCTTGTGGCCGCACTCCGGCTTAAAGGTTTCATCGAACACCTCTAAGATCATCTTATGGGCCGTCTGGGATCGCTTAACCCCGTCTGGCCCCATTGCACCCTCGGACTTTTGAGCCATTATTTTTTCTTTTTTAACAGCGTTTTCTTTTTCTTCGCGTCATGTTCAAGCTGCATACGTATTTCGGGCATAGGGTTTCTGGGAGAGCCGTCAGCCCATCGGTTTGTAGCTGCCCATTTTTTACCTTTATGGTATTTTACATACGCACGCTTTTCAGCCCTCGTTAGGCTAGTAGGAAACCAACCTTCTGGTGCTGTATGCACATTCCGATCAGTGCGTATTTTACTTACTGATTTTGAAACTTTCCCGTAATGATGCGGCATCACATACCTCCTGTTGGCGGGGGCGGACCCTGCGGGTTCTGCCCAGCTACGGTTTGTTGCGTTTCGGCAATAGCTTGGGCTAACGCCGCTTGTTCCTGCTCATCTCGGATTAAGCTCTCTGGTACGCCAATCTGTTGGCCTGTGTAGACCGCCGCTTGTTCGGCCTTGACGACCATGTTGGTCATCTGTGGGCCAAACCCGCCATTTAACAATTCAAGCCACCGGGCAACCCGCGCCACGTTCTCATTGTTCTGCGCTTGGGCTAGGGGGCTAACATTGATGATTTTGACTTCACGCCCATTGACCCGCGGCAGTTCGATTTTGCCCTGACGTTTTAAAATATGAACAACGCGGCGCAAAAGTGGGGTTACGAGTTCCGTATGGAGCCTCCCGTAAGCACTTCCAATCGTGCGAGCAAGGTCAGCCATGCGCTCGTTCACTTCTGTAGCCGACATTGGTGTTTTTTCTGGGCGTCCGAGCGTTTCGTTAAATAACGCTTTTCGGATGTTCTGGCGCATCTCTTGGAGCAAGAATTGACCGGCATCGAAACGTCCTGGCGGCACAAGTGGCTCAAGCCCTCTGGCACCCATCGCCCTTGGGATCACCGTGCCGGGAACAAGCTCTATGGTGTCGGGATTGATAATCCCAT